GGTGATGTCGGTCACCGCGGTGCCGCCAGCCAGCTGGCAGGTGACCTGAAGGCTCACAGCGTGACCACCTGCCCCAGCGGGCCGTTCGTCCGCGTGTAACGGCGGATCGCCTCGACCACCTGCTGCGGGTCACCACCGTTGACGTACACGTTCACGACCGTCCCCCCGCCCATCTCCCCGAACCGGTCGAGCGGCACGACCGCCTCCGGGCCGGCCTCGCCGATGATCGCCAGCGTCTCACGCTGCACGATGCCACCCTCAGCCAGCTCGGGGATGCGCGGGAACTGCACCGTCGGCACCGACGGGATGGAGAACGACCGGCCACCCACCACCGGCACCCAGTCCGGGATCGACAGCGTCTTCCCGACGAACGGCAGGCTGTTGAGCGCCCCCGCGATGGCGTTCACCGCACCCTCGTAGGCGCCGATGACCGCGTTCAGCATTCCGATGACGAAGTTCCCCGCCGACTTCGCCGTCTCCTTGATGGCATCCCACGCCGTCCCGAACGCCGTCGACACCGACGACCACACGTCGAGGGCGACCTCCTTGACCTTGTCCCAGTTCTTGTAGAGCAGCACACCGGCCGCGACCACGGCCGCGATACCGACGATGATGAGCCCGATGGGGTTGGTGAACAGGAACAGCGCCGCCTTTCCGAACGCCACGAAACCCTTGATGATCGTCCCGATGGCCGTGAACAGCTTGCCCATGACGATGAGCACCGGCCCGATGGCCGCCGCGATGGCCGCGTACTGCACGACCTGCTTCTGCTGCTCCGGGGACAGCGCCCGGAACGTCTCCACGATCTCCTGGAACCCTGACACGAAGTCGCGGACGAACGGAAGCAGAATCTCACCGACCGTCCCGAGTGCCGACTTGACCTCCGACATGGCCTGGTTGAACTGGAACTGCGACGTCTCCGCCGTCGCCGCGAACGCCCCCTCGAGCGCCCCGGTCGTCTCCGTCATCGCCTCGAAGATGTCCCGCGTCCCCTCGACGTTCGACCCCATGAGGTCCATGACACCGGACAGCGCGCGGACGTTGCCGAACACCCGCTCCGCCCCGACCTCGTTGTTCTCGAACTCCTCCACAAGCGTCTCGAGGACGGACAGCAGTCCCTCGTCGCGGATCTGCTGTCGCAGCTCCTCGGACGACAGGCCCATCTCGCCGAGCGCCTCCTCCGCCTGCACGGTCGGACGGAGCAGCGTCGTCATAATGCCGCGCAGCTGAGTGGCGGCCTCGTTCGCGTTCGTACCGGTACGGGACATGGCGGCGAACGTGGCACCGACCTGATCGAACGAGATGCCCATCGCCGAAGCGATAGGGAGGACGCGGCCCATCGCGCCGGCCAGCTCATCCGGCTCGAGCTTGCCCTCTCGGACCGCAGCCGTCAGGATGTCCGTCGCCTCGACCGCAGACAGGTTCGCCTCGCCGTAGGCGTTGATGGCAGAGGTGGAAAGGTCAGCGATGGTCGCCGCGTCACCGAGCCCGACCGCCGCAGCCTGCAGCGACTGCTCGAGGACGTCGATGGCGACCTGCCCCCGAAGACCTGCCGACGTGATGAAGAACATGGCCTCGGCGGCCTCGTTCGCCGACTGTCCGAACTCCGGTCCCAGCCGTGCCGCCGCCTCCCGCAGCAGTTCCAGGTCGTCCCCGGTCACACCGACCAGACCCTCGATCTTGGCGAACGATGACTCGAAGTCCGTAGCCGTCCTGACGGCGGCCACCCCGGCGCCGACGATGGGCAGCGTCACCGAACGGGTCAGCGTCGAACCGACCGAACCGATACGCCGTCCGGCCGTCTGGAAGCCGGTGCCGAGCGCCGTCATCTTGTTCGACAGCGTGTCGGCCTCACGCTTCAGCGCGTCGAGCTCGCGCTGGGCCCGCTGGAGATCACGACCGTCGTAGGTCGTGCCGACGTTGATGCGAATGCTCATCCGACACCGCCCGCACGGTCGAGCTTGTCGTTGAAGCGCCGCTCGAACCGCCTAATCGTATCCTCAAGCCGCACCACGATGGCCTGCCCGCCGACCTGCTCGAATGCCTTGTAGAGCAGCCGACCCGGGTTCGGACCGCCGAACCGCGCCCTGACGTTCCCAACCATCGTCGCGCTGGACTTGCCACGGCCCATCAGCTCGAACACAGCACCGGCAGCCGAATCGTTCCGCACCTGATAAATGGCCGACGCCACCCCACCCCGAGGACGAGACTGGCCGCCACGGATACGCATCCCGGACTTGATCTCGTTCGCGTTCCACTCGAGGCGGCCGTAGGGCCAGCGGCGGCCATAGACGGAACGGCGGGGGCGCGACCCCGGCTGGTCTATCGCCTGGTTCCACCGTGACAGCGGCGGCGCGACAGGGACCAGCGACCGGGCCCGGGCCACCACGGGCAGAAGCGCCTCGCGGACCTCCCGATCCAGCTCCTTGACCGCCTCCGGGTCCAGCTCCCGCATCAGCTTGCGGGTCGCCTTCCACCCGTACAGAGTCGCCTCGAACTCAACGGCCACGGGACGACCTCTTCTGCGCCTTCGCCTTATCGGCCATCACTTTGAGGATGGCGCGGAACACCTCGGGCGGCGCGTCAAGCAGGTCGTTCGGAGCGATACGGGTCGCCACAGAGAGCTGGGCGACCAGCATCGTCATCGGTCCAAAGGGACTTCGTCCTGCCCGACGACCTCGACCGCCTGCACCGTGTCCAGCCAGCCGTCGAACGGCTTGACCACCTCGCCGGTCGCGTGCGAGGCCTTCCACGCCAGCCAGTACAGGTGCTCGACCTTCTGGTCGGCGGAGAACGCCTTAGGCAGCCCGACCTTGAACTCGCGCTCGAATGCGACCTGAACCTTCGGGCCGACCGCGTAGTCCTTGCTGCCGTTCTCCGTCGTGACCTTCAGCGTGAGGCTGATCACGGACCGCTCCTATCAGGCGGTGCCGCGGGTGATCTGCCCCGACACCGGCCAGGTGATGTCCGCCGTCGACAGCTCGCCGACCGCGCCCGAGAGGGGGTTCCACTCGGTCACGAGGACAGTACCCGTCCACTTCGGGTTCGTCGCGGAGACGCCGGTCGCCGTACCGACCGCCCGGATCTCGAACGCCGCGGTGCCACCGACCAGCGGGGCGATGGTCTGGTCGACAGACGACCCTGCGAAGTCCTGGTGGAACGCGAGGGAGATGGACGAGTCCTCGAGGCCGGCGACGCGGGTGCGGCCACCGTCACCGAACGCGGTCGTCTCGACCTCGTCGAACGACTGGGCGATCTCCACGGACGCGATGTGGTCCGACAGGTCAGTGCTGTTGATGCTGACGTAGGCATCGGTCAGGACGATACGAGCCATGCTTACTGCTCCTCCGCCCTGGCGGGCGTCTCGGTCTTACGGGTTCTCACGGTCGGTGCGGGTGCCAGATGCCCGGCGAACACCGCGGCCCCAATGTTACAGCCTGCCAGCTCCGACTTCGTCAGAACCGTGCCACGCGGACGGTCGAACCGGTCGGACGTCACGACGTACCTCATCCGATGACCTCCACGATCAGCTGGGCACCAAGATACAGCTCCTCGCCGACCGGAACGGCGGCATAGTTCCGCATCTCGGTGACCCGGCAGGTGTCCACGATTCCTCCGAGGGTCCGGTCCGCCTCGAGCGCCGCCTTCACGGAATCCCGGCCGCGCAGGTACTTGTCAAGGTTTCCCTGCGACGACCGGTCATCTGCCCTTCCGACCAGCACGGTGATGGTGAAGTACAGCGTGTCGGCACCGCGGTTGGCGTTCAGGTCGTAGGAGATGCGGTCAGGCATGACGACGGCTTGTGGCGGCCGTGGCGCGTCAGGAACGTGAGCCGACGTCCGAAGGCCGTAGACGTTCGCCATTTTGTCGGCCAGCGCCTGCCGGATGGTGGAGACATCCTGCATCAGAACCCCTGACGGCGCAGCGGCTTCAGCAGCATCTCCACGTCAGGGTCCGCGTAGCGCGAGACTCGCATGGCGCCCATGTCACCGAATCCGGCGACGCCGAGCGGGCTGTTGAGTCGGGTGAACAGCCGAGCCGCCTGCAGGATGGTCGCCTGCTTGACGACATCCGGCGTCGCCGCCCACCCCCACCGGGCCGTGACCCGCACGGTGGCGCGGTGCTCGAACACGTCCAGCGGCCAGTAGCCGTCCTCGAGCGGACGGATACGCATGAACGGCAGCGACAGCCCCCCAGCCCGCCCGTTGATCGGCTCCCCCTGCCAGTCCGCCGTCGTCAGCACCGTGGCAAACGACCCGTCGAGATCGTCGTCGATGGCGACCGAGGTGATGGCGACCGCGTCATCGATGGGCAGCACCTGGAACCGGGACGACGGGATGAAGTCTCGCGCCTCCGCCGCGGTGCCGGCCGCTTCGAAGGTCCGTTCGCAGTAGCCGTCGACCCAGCCGGACGCGGAGGTGATGGCCTGCGCCAGCAGCGTGTTGTCCACGTTGTCCGTGATCCGAAGGGACGCCTTCAGCTCGGACAGGGTGCAGTAATCGGCCATAGCAGACCTCCGAAACGTCAGTCTACCCGTACGGCCGCAGCGATACGGCCCTGCTCCCGAACCTCCCACCCCGGGAACCGCTGCCGCAGAAGGTCGCCAGTTCCCGAATGGTCCTCGATGACGTACGCCTGCTCCACCAGCGGCCCGACGTTCACCAGCGTCGTTCGGATGGCAGACATCGTGTGCGGCCCGTCGTCGATAAACACGTCCACGTTCCCGATGGCCTTGATAATCAGCGAAGGGTCGGGCTTGTAGGCGTCGAACTCGCGGACCTCAGGGAGCCTGTCCGGGAACGCCCCGCGCTCGAGCAGGGTCGGCAGATGCTTCTCGTAGCGGCCAAGCTCGATGTCCAAGCCGAGCAGACGGATACCCGGCCAGACCGCATCCCACACCGCCAGCGACGAACCCCAGAACACGCCCAGTTCCACGAGCGTCTCAGGCTGGACCTTGTTCGCCAGCCATGCGTAGAAACCGGCATAGTTGTTCCGGCCCGGCGCCATCTTGTCACCGCCGAGGTTGTGATTCGACGACCGTTGCCGTTCCATCGGCGAGAACGCCGACTTGCCCTTGTCGACCTTCGGAGCGAACTGCGCCTCGAGCTTGATGAGCCGTTCTGCGGTCACCATGAGTCAGGTATCCCTTCCGGCCGGTCGGCCATCACGTCGACCTTCCTGTCGACCCAGCGGGCCTCGGCCAGCAGCCGGTCGAAGTCGACGTTCTGATACTTCGGGTCGGACAACGCCGCAGCCTTCACCCGGCACGCCTC